AAACTTTTGTTGACGGACACCTTAAATACACATTTACTGATGAACGCATATGGGCAAGATGGTATCAAATGGCTGATGAAATTCGAAACAACCAAATCCCAGTGACTATTTTTAAAGCCACCCTCAAAGACGAGCCAACAAAACTAGACAAGGATAAAGTACGTGTGTTTCAAGCCGCAGACATAGCATTTTCACTCGGGGTTAGGAAATATTTTATGCCCTTGATAAAGACAATTTGTTTGCATCCGCTATTGACAGAATGTGCTGTTGGCATTAACCCTTTTTCGCTAGAATGGGAGGAATTACATGATCATGTGTCAAGTTTTGGATGTGATACAATAGTCGCTGGTGATTACAAAGGCTGGGATATGTCCTTACCCGCAGTGCTTGTACAATGTGGAATGGAAGTGTTGCTAACTATGGCACGCGAGTGTGGTGATTATACACCAGATGATTTGTGTATCATGAAAGGTATAGCTAACATTTTGTACTCGCCCATTATAAATTTGGACGGCACTTTGATCCAGTACCATGGTACAGTACCAAGTGGACACAATTTAACATCTGTTTTAAATTCTATTTGTAACAGTCTTATATTGCGATGTGCATTTTATAACAAACCTTCTAGACTCGATTTGAATTTTAGACAATATGTCAAAAACATTACATATGGCGATGACTTTATGGCAGGTACTGATTCAACTGTTGCTTTTACCTTGGTAGAATACCGTGATTACCTTCAGGAAAATGTTGGCATGGTTGTAACCATGCCAGATAAAAGTTCAACGATCAGACCTTATATGTCTTTACATGAAATTGATTTCCTAAAACGGAAGAGTACATGGTTGCCTTATTTGAACACACATATCGGGGTTTTAGACATAAACTCTATACACAAGAGTTTATACACAACTATGTGTACCAATCCACCCGATAGGAATAATGTATTTTGTGCTGTTTTACAATCTGCCATGCACGAGCTTTTTTATCATGGTGAAGATACTTATAACAAATACATAGACATATTTAAGCACATTTGTACGGAAGAAAAAATTGCTTCAGGCGATATATTTCTATCGTTCACAACAAGGGTTGAAAATTGGCATGTAACATACGCCAAGACTAGACCCACAACTTCTTGTGTATTGGATGACACAATACCGCGTTTGATGCTTGCACAGGAGGAACACACATGCCATTCCGGCGGGGGAATGAGCCCGTCAATTATATATGATAAGCCGCAATATATAATAGACGCTAAACAAACTCGGTTTACCAAGAACAATAAAGAAATAATCAAGAGTGATAGCAACACTATAAAACACGAGAGATGTCTACTCGATTTAGACATTGAGCAAGCTGGTAGCAATATCAAGCCCGAGACAACTAAATCGGCCGTTGTGCAATTCAATACGGCGAATGATTGGTCAACACACGTGCCTAGTTCCAGAGATGAAACATTTAGGCTGATGACTGACAATGATGCTGCAATTTACGAC